TCAAGGACTGTCTGGTATATCGAAATGTAAGCAAGTGCATCGATGATCGAGTCACTGTGGCCTGGAGACTCAGTAAGCCTAGAAACCTTGACGAGCGCCATACATAATGCGACTTGACTAGGCGTAATTGGATGGTCGAGGTATGCCGACCACAGTTCACTGATCCTTTTATGGTTTGTGTAAGGGTGACCATAGACCGATCCCCTTGTATGCACCAGGTCCACAACATCTGCCAGCAGCTTCTCAGTTTTTGTCATAGTCAAATACCTCATCGGTTTTGATCTTGTTTTGGATCATCCTGCGGTGCATATCAAAACCATCTTTACGCCCACGCCAGTAATGTGTTTGCTTCATATCATCTATACGCATTAGCACCAGCCAATACGCCATACTTAAACCTATAAATAAATAAACTGCGATTTCCATAGTCATTTGTAGCCCAATCTATGCGCACATACTTTGTGGCACAGGCATAGTGTTGCACCTGTGTACGACTTTGTGGATAGTTTAGGGGTGTTTTTGTATAACGATTAGATAACGTTAATATCTTCGAGGTCATCGATATGGTCGTCGATGGTGCGCTCGGCGTACTCTGTATTAAGCCCCATAGTGTCTGCCTAATGCTGTAAATGAGCCATCCTTGTTTATTGGCACCAGGGTTGGTGTCAGGGTCTTACCTATGGCTTCTAGTATAGCAATACCCATCTGCCAATTAGCGCTTCCATAGCGTAAATAAGAGGCTTTTTTCCTATCCATAAGATTACCTACCTCAACCCCATATAAGGCCCTGTAATGGCTTCCTACGCCCTCTGCATAGGCACTCATACCTAGTCTGTGGGTGTGGCCACACAATACAGATTTACCCCATTTTTTAGCCAGGTTGAGAGCTGTGATACCTGCGTGCTGAGACATATTGCCTTCATCTCCGTGAGCTAACATCCAGCCTGGGTGAAACTCATAGGCGGTCTTGTGGTACTCCATACCCATATCCTTAAAACCCATAAAGGCTGGGTACTGTAGTTCGGGTAGGCTGATTAAGCCAGGGACTTTTAGTAAAGTGTTATAAAGGCGATCAGTATGATTACTGCGGATAATATGACACTCTCGGCTGTACTCACTGAGATCCCACAGTATTGACTTAGTAAGTTTCCGATCATCGTGAATGGTTTGCCGATAAGCCAAAGGTGTGCCCTCAGCCCATTTGCTAATTGTATTAAAATCAATTTCATCCCCGACCACCAATACTGAATCAAACTTCTCTCGCCTCGCTAACTTGATAACATTTTTCACAGCTGCTTCGTGATGAAAGGGCACCTGGAGATCTGATATGACTAAATACCTAATCTTCATCCTCACTAGGGGTTGGGATAACTGGGATAATGCCCTTATCGCCTACTACCCAGTTTGGCATTGATTCTGGACTATCCATAAGGTAGAGCGCTACAGATTCGCTAAAACCAGCCTTGCGTGCAGCTTTATACATTTCGTGCTTGGCAATATAAAACACTTCTAGCTTAGATAATGGGTCAGGTGTTCTACGCACCCTGCGCCTATTTATCTTTTTGCGTTTACGTGTGGTTGCCATATCAAAATTATGACTTACTGATTAACATAAAGAGATCATCGACACGCTTCTCTAGTCGTGTTAATTGATCCTTCATACTAGAGCCACCATTCGGGCGTAACTCATTAAGCCAGCCTTTAACTAAAAAACGTAATCCTATTAGACCGCCTGATAGCACGGCGATAACGCCAGCGCCAAAGCCAGCCCATTCTGTAGGACTCATTTTTCATTAGCACCGATGCCATAGGCAATATCGGATTTATCTAAAGCCCTAGCTGCTGGCCCTGCGAGTGCTGCAATTACTACAGACAGCGCTGGGTCTAAACCTAATTCATTACTTGCCAAGAATGTTAAGAATGATACCAATACGCCACGTGCGTATGACTTTAGTATCGCTTTCTGTTTTTTGCTTATCTTCATATCTTGCCCCCTAGTAGTGGTATATCAAACGGCTTGCTATCTTTGTCGCCTAACTTTGTAAAGCTAATATGTATGTGTCGCTTGTGTGGATTTACGCCACGATACTTACGCCATTTCCAATTCAATATCTTGCTAGCGATGTGTCCGTTATGGATGACGTAAGATAAACGTTTATCGGTTTTGCCAGCGACTCTGATTTGGTCAGCCACATAAGCACTGATCCCTTCGGGTGAACCCAAGCGAGAATCAATATCAACTGCTCTGACCCATCCATTTTCGTCTGGAGAATGATCCGATTTTCTGGCGGCGTGACGGCTATCGCCCACCCACCCATCACTGGCAGTACGCCTATCTGGAAACCACGTATCAACTTGATCTCTTAACTGCACACCAGCTGCACATAGTTTAGGTTTCATCGGCACAATTCCTCAAGATTATGCTGTGAGGGTATTGAACTCCTCTTGGGTCAAGCCCAAGCGTTCAAGTAATGCTGCCTTTTGGGTGGCCTTTGCTTGGGCTTCGGTAATTTCATTAGCCTTAACTTGTTCAATAGCAGCATCTAGTTCAGCCTGAGTTGGCGCATCGCCTTCTAATACATCCCACTTAATCGTGGAATAATCATTATCGGTAAATGAAAACTCTGCTGTTGGTTTTAATAATTTAATTGCTTTTGCTAAGTAATTTCCCATTATGCACCTATTTCTAATAATGTGATTGTTGCTGTAATACCATCTTGTTGTGCACCAAGTTGATTTGTTGCACTTGCCATTTGCGTTTTATATGTAGTTGCTGAGGTAGTCGCAGGGTTGTCAAGATAATTCAAATTTACCCAAGTTGTTAATTCAGTTTCTCCAGATGGGGCTAAAGCAGCGTTAATCATACTTGCGCTAATAGTTGAAGCATAATTACCAATAACTGTTGCACCACGCACTAATCTAACTCCAGCCTGAGCCTTTGCTGTGGTGCGATAAAGGTAAACAATTTGTGAAGTCAAAACTAGAATTTTGCTTGTAGCCAATGTTGGTGTAATTGTTGCAGTCAAAGTTGTGTCTGTATAAGTTGAGGTGTTAATGGTTGTAGCAGTTGTTGTTGTGCCTTGAACAACTTGCAATAACTTTCCACCACCCGCAGGGGCAGCCCAAACTGGGACTCCGCCTGAAACTGTAAGCACATTTCCTGTGCTACCAATTCCGAGTCTTGCTGGAGTTGATCCGCTTGAAGAATAAATTGTGTCGCCCGTAGTTGTCATTGGGTTAGTCATACCTGTTGTATCTAGGTTTGCCCAAGCGCTACCTGTGTAATAAGTGGTTACGTTTGTATCTTTAAGATAAGCAAAATTACCTTCTTGCGGTGATGTTACAGCTGCATCTCTAGCAGCGGCACTAGCAAACACCCAGACACCTTGCATTAAATAGCCATCGACATCGGCGGCGGTCAATACCTCGCCTGTCGCAAAGTCCTTAAATCCTAATCCTGCTGCCATTTTTACTCCTTAGTAACTGAGCACATTATAGTCTAAAGTGCCGTAGATATTGTTATTTAAAATTAGAGCGTCTATTACAGGTTCTAAGGTCGTAAAGACCACTCTAAAGCTGTTGGGTGTAATAACGTTTTGCACGCCAAATATCTGCAAGGTCTTATCCAGGGTAGATCCACCTGGCTGGGTAGTAACCACCCTGATCGGATCAAAAAAGTCAAGCTCTAGGGCTGCAATTATGCCTGCGTTGTAATTGTTTGTGTATAGGTCTAGCTCGATGGAATCGCATCGCACGCTAGTCTCGGCACGGCTGGCTGTATAAGCCTGGGCGTAATCTAGGGCTACGGCATCGGTCTGCATTAGCAGGTCTTGGATCTGGTAACTATGGATAAAATATTTATCGATTGAAGGCTGGTTGATGGCAGTCTGTGGCGTGCCACCTGTCCTAGTAACAGTAGATGAGTTAAAGATTAGGGTATCGTCTAATTTCCAGTTGGCGTTAGCGTATGGGATACCTGTGCCATTATCGTTAAATGTAGTTACTGTGCCGCCTATTGACCCAGCGGTTACAGCTCTATCTTGAAATACAAACTCACCATTAGCATCGACATAGAATGCCCCATATTCTGACTGGGCTACAGTTTGCAAAGCGCCAAGTGATGTGCGTAATGTGCCTGGATCGTTTTGTAGTGTAGTTAGACCTGCATCAATATCACGCATAGTTGCTGGCCAGTCAATTTGATCTAATATCTGGTTAATTCTTGTGCCTGATAAGTCGCCAGCAGTAGCGCCTGCCACAGTAGTTATCTGCGCATTGTTGGCTAACCTAGAGGCATCTACAGCTTGTATGGTTGTATAGGCCACCTCTGTAGCATCTTTAGGTTGAGTATTAACATAACTTGTAATAAAGCCTGAAAATATAGGGTAAGTCGTAGCGCCATAGGTTGCAGTGATCTGCACCTTTTTCATAGGTGTTAGGTCGGGAGCGTAGGGACTTAGTGGGTTAGTCGGGTTAAAATCACCATTCTGATCTACGATACGTAAAGTTAATTGTCCTGTTTGAAATTGATCGTATAAAGGGTTACGCCCTCTAGTGGCTTGTATAAAGTTAATTTGATTTGATACATCGACAATAATCGCAGCCGAATCCTCTAATATGTTTACGTCTAGTATTCCAGTATCCAATATCATTGCCTGAGCAAAGGCTGGCCCAGTGCTAAAATTTATGTAGGCGTTAACTACTGGAACTGTCATTGAAACGCAATCGATCCAGCAGGTACTAGCGAGCCATTACCTAGTTTACTTATTTCACCTAGAGCGTTTTGTATATAAACAGTTAAATCTTGTTGGTTAGTTAATACTGCGCCTGTGTTGACTGTAACTTGTGGTACTACTGTAGGGGCTGCTGCTGCGGCAGCCGTTGATGCACTAGATGGCATTCCACCTGGCACGGCATATTGGCTCATCTGTGCTAAAAACGCATCGGCTTGTGCCTGTAATCTTGCAGATGAGGCAGCCAAGCCTGCTGCTGCGCCTGCTTCAATTCCCATAGTTTTAAAGTAATTTGTAAGGTTTGTAAAAATTTGATCGTATTTATTAGGTAAAGTATTAAGGGCATTAGCAGCATTGTTAGCACTATCGGCCAATAAATCGGCAGCTGTCTTAGCGTTTAACTCTGCGAGATATTTTCTAGCCAAAGCCTCATTATTATCAAGTATTGCTAATTTAGCCTGAATGCGCAATTTAGTCTCAGCATCGGTAGCCTCATTTAGTGCCTTCATTAAACCTATGCGCTCAACATCAAACTTCTCCGATAGTTTGTCAACCTCGGTTTGCTTCTTATTTTTGGCATCTAATAACGCTAATTCTTTTTTCTTCTGCTCTGATAGTTTATTTTCTAGGCGTAACTGTTGGCCAAAGATACGAGCCGATGCTCGGCCTTGTTTGTTGTCTGGCTGAGTGGCGCTTCTTGCACCACCAGCTAATCCCACAGCCCTTTGTAAGGCTAGCCCACCTGGTTGTAAACGTATTAACAAATCGCCTAAGCCACCAGAAGTTATCTTTGATGCTAGGCCGTCTAACTTGCTTATCAATAAACCTACGCCATAGATCGCATCGCTAATAGACTTGGCAAAGGTGTCCATTTGAGTAGCGGCACCTTCAATGCTTCTATTCTTGCCTAGTAAACTTAAAGCATCTACTAAGCCTTTACCGATTTCTTCTTTAGCATTCTCTGTAGATACTCTTAGTAGATCTATCTTGCCTGCATAGGTAGTTAATCTAGCTTGTGCCTGGCCTGCAAACTTGTTATTAAGTTCACCCAGGATCTTATCCATATCACCAGTTTTTAATGTGGCCTTACTTATGCCAGCACCTAAACGGCTAAGACCTGTGGTGTTGCCTGAGAATCCTCTAGTTAATGCTGCGCTTACCTCTGTTAAAGATCGACCAGTAGCAGCACTTACATTTAATGCAGTGTTTAATGCATCTTGGCTTTTTGTAATAGATCCTGTAGCTGTGAGTAATTGTTGGAATGCTGGGCGTAATTGGTCATCTAATACGCCTGTAACTTTTTGTAAATTGGCTATGTAATCTTCAACGGCTGGCGCACTAAATGCAAAACCAGTATTACGTAATTGAACCTCTAAAGACTTGGCTGCCTTCTCATCGGCTGCAAAGGCTTGTACTGCTCGCTTGCTAAATTGGAATAATTGCTGAGCGCCAAAAACTCCAGCAAAGGTCTTGCCTAATTTGTTTACTTGCTTGTCAAAGGCTGATACATCCTTTTTGCCTTTATTAAGTGCTTTACCATTCCAAGTGGCTATTGCCGAGACTACTACATTGGCCATTACGCTGCCTTCTTAATCTCTGTTGATTTGTTAAATTTTATAGCTGTAGAATTTATAGCACCTAGCACTGCTTGATAAACCTTGCCACTATCTTGTGCCCAGGCTTTGTAGATTAAGCGACCCTTAGTCTTGCGACCACCACCACGTACGCCTTTAATCTTTGGTTGTGAAGTAAGCCCTGGCATTGATGTAACAAACTGATAGCCAGCAAAAGGATTATTTGATGCGTACTCTCTAGTAGATTTGTTGTAAGTGTACTCACGTGCCCTGACTTTGCCTTCGAATCCTTGCACCTTGCCAAAGGTTGTGCCAGGTAGACTTGGATCGATCTGCTGGAATGGCGCTCTACCTTGTGGGTTTTTACGGCCAGCAGTTTCATATATGCGACCAGGTGCGCTTACGTTGTAAACATAATTGCTTACTTTAAATCCATTTTTAAATGCTTGATTATCGCCTGAGTTATAACCAATACCAGCCTTGACTGTGCCAGCATCATATTTAGGAAATGGTCGGTAATTGATGTTCGGGTTAGGCTCTTTAGTCCAGCCTGATAGCACCTCAGAATTACTAGGCACAAATGATCTAGCCTTAGCTGCTACGTTACGCATTAGTGGATCAATAGCAGTCCTAATACGATCTTGTAAATCTTTGTCAATAAACTTTAGACCTGCAAGGACATCTTTAACGCCTACGGCTTCTGCTGGCATTTCGGATCTCCTTAGCTCTGTCGGTTAGGACTTGTATGATTGCGGCATACATTTCGCTATCCATATCAATAAACTCTCTAGGCGGTATCCCAGTCTCTACGCTTAGCTGTGCGATGCTGTAAAGGATTGAAGACCGCTCAGTTATTTTTTTTCTTCGTCTAACACCTCGACAGTATCTAAACTGTCTATAAATTCATCAAACGATAGAGATACCTGAGCGCCAGCCCTGCGTAAACATTCCCAAGCTAACCAAAATATATCTGATTGCTTCTCATCTTCACGCAAGGCTTTGCTAATTCCCATACCTCGTTTTAACTCGAAAGCGTACTCGACACCTGGTGTTATCTTATGCTCTGATACTTCACCATTAGCCCTTGTTATCTTTAGCTTTGCCATTACTACTCCTTAGTTAGAATGCCACCGATGATGACACTGTGATTGCGGAGTTTACAGTAAAGGACAGACTTGACGTGGCAATTTCTGAAACGCCGCCTTGACCTATTGGGGTTAGATTGTTGACCAAAATTGAGAATTGATAGGTCGGGTTGGTAGCTGATACGGCAG